CAAAACTTGGTTTACAACAAAAATGCCATTACTTTTGCAACGGCTGACTTGTTATTACCACAAGGTGTTGATATGGCTTCACGTCAAGTTCATAACGGTATCTCATTACGTATCGTGCGTCAGTACGATATTAACAATGACCGTTTACCTTGCCGTATTGATGTATTGTACGGTTACTCAACAATCCGCCCACAAATGGCTGCCCGTATTTGGGGTTAACTAATGGGGCTTCGGCCCCTAGTTTAATTTTTTAGGAGATTTAAGATGACTTATCAAGTTGGTGATGGTAATACAGGTGAAACTTTAACCGTAGGCCGTACAGGTGTACCTGTTCAAATCGGTGGCGCTACTACTGCAACTGTTGGCTTTTATGGTGTTACACCAGCAGCACAACAAGCAACTGTAGCTGCGGGTACTGATGCTGCAACAACCCTAACTTGTGCTAATGCTTGCCGTACAGCATTACGCGCAGTAGGTATAATGGCGTAAGAAATGTCGGTACTCATTGCAACACCTTGCTATGATGGTCAGGTTTGTAGTGAGTACCTTCATTCGCTTTTAAAAGCTACTATTACAGTAGACTTTGAGTTAGCGCTTATTACGGGGGTACATTTTATTGATACCGCGCGTGATATTGCCGCAGCTAAATTGCTTGATTCTAAGCACGAATATTTAATGTTTATTGATTCAGATTTAGGCTGGAATGGTGACGCGATTAATCAATTAATCTCGCACAATAAAGATATAGTAGGTGGCGCTTATCGCATTAAGCATGATACTGAACTTTATCCAGTTGATTATAGAGCCAATGAAACGCAAGACGGGTTGCTACGTGCTAATAGCCTTCCAGGTGGTTTTTTGTGTATCCATAGACGCGTTATTGAACGCATGGCAAGCGCATACCCTAGTTATCAGTTTGTAGTAAAGGATGCGTTTAAACGTATTCCAGCATTATTTAGTAGAGCTTTGTTAGATGACCGCATGGTGTCAGAAGATATAATGTTTTGCAAACGGGCTTCAGCCGCAGGGTTTGACCTTTGGTTAGATCCTACAATAACTTTTGGGCATATAGGCAGTAAAGCCTTTATTGGTAATTTTGCCACCTATTTGGAAGGGCAGCAATAATGGTTATCTATTTAAAACACCCTGTACACGGTACTAAGGTAGCGATTGCAGAAAGTGAAGCCGAAGCTGATGCAAAAAATGGATGGGTAGTATATAATCCAAATACGCCTTCTGAAATTGAAGTTGCGGCTCCTGTAAATGGATTGGTAATTAAACGCAGACGGAGCTAACACTATGGCAACAATGTCAGGGATATACGCTATACGAAATAACATAACCAATCAGATGTATGTTGGGTCAGCTATATCTTTTAATAGACGTTGGGCTAAACATCAGCATGAGTTACGAAACAAAGTACACCATGCTACACCTTTACAAGCGTCATATAATAAACATGGCGTGTCAGTATTTGAATACGAAATAATAGAATATGTAGATGATAAATCCAACTTGTTAGCTAGAGAACAAGTATGGCTTGATTTTTTTAAACCTAAATATAATGTATGTAAAATTGCTACCTCAGCATTAGGGGTAAAACGTACTGATGAAGCTAAACTTAAAATGTCTATTGCTCAAACGGGCAAAAAACACTCTACCGAAACAATACTAAAACGCTCAGTAGCTCTTAAAGGTCATATAGTGACTGACGAAACAAGAGCAAAAATAAGCGCATCGCATAAAGGTATTAGACCTTCAGATGAATCTCGCGTAAAAATGTCCTTAGCTAAAAAAGGAAAAAAACATTCCGCTGAAACAATACTTAAGCGTAAAATAAGTATCAAAGCAATGCTTGATGCCCGAAAAGGACTAATATGACTACTATTACAACCGCGTATGACCAAATCTGTGGGGCATTACGTTTAATTGGACAATTAGCTGAAGGTGAAACCCCGACAGCAGCTACAGCTCAAGATTCTCTTACTGCTTTATCACAAATGATTGATTCGTGGAATACTGAGCGTTTAGCTGTTTACGCAACTCAAGACCAAATTGTACCGTGGTCGCCAAATGTAATATCTAAGACTATGGGGCCGTCAGGCGACTTCATTGGCAACCGCCCTATATTGGTAGATGATGCGTCATACTTCCGTGACCCTGCAAATAACATTTCATACGGTATTAAACTGATTAACCAACAACAATACAATGGTATTGCGGTTAAGACAGTGACTTCTACTTATCCACAAGTGATGTGGGTAAACATGGAATACCCAAACATTAGACTGACAGTATATCCAGTACCTACCAAGACATTGGAATTTCATATTGTTTCAGTTGAAGAACTAACTCAGCCAGCTACATTAGCAACCTCGTTAGCCTTTCCACCAGGCTACCTTCGTGCGTTCAAGTATAACCTAGCTTGTGAATTAGCCCCTGAGTTTGGTGTAGAGCCAAGCCCACAAGTATCACGTATTGCAATGACATCTAAACGCAATCTTAAACGTATCAATAATCCTGACGATATTATGGCGCTACCTTACAGCTTAGTGGCTACTCGTCAACGGTACAATATTTTTGCTGGAAATTATTGATTAAAATTAATGACTTAGGGATATAAAATGACAGACATAGCCATTTCAGCATTACCAGTCGCAACCGCAGGGGCAGGTACAGACCGTATTCCTATGGTGCAAAGCGGTGTTACTAAGCAGATTACTAACACGCTACTGTTTACTAACTCTACACTTACTACACCAGTATTAGGCACACCTCAATCGGGTACGTTGACTAATTGTACTGGATTGCCAGTAGCATCAGGCATTAGTGGGTTAGGTGCAAATGTAGCAACATTCTTAGCCACGCCTAGTTCTGCAAACTTAGCATCTGCTGTAACAGGTGAAACAGGTACTGGTGCTTTGGTATTTGGCACAAGCCCAACAATCGCATCACCGACCTTAACTGCACCAGTCTTAGGCACAGTAGCAAGCGGTGTAATTTCAGCGTGTACTAGCACTAGCATGGTGATGGTAACGCCAGTCTTAGGTACACCTACAAGTGGGGTGCTAACTAACTGTACTGGTAGCCCTACGTTTACTGACGTTAAAACATCAGGCTTATTAGCGACCACAGCCGCAGCACCTACGATTGCGAGTGCTACTACTATTGCACCGACAACACAAATCGCTTTTGTAAGTGGCACGACAGCCGTAGTAACTATCACAGCCCCAGCGCCTATCTCAGCAGGCGGAGGCACAATTACTTTAATTCCTACAGGTGCATTTACAACAACAACTGCGGGGAATATCGCACTCGCTTCTACTGCGGTGGTAGGAAAAGCGTTGATATTTTTTTATGACAGTGGAACGTCAAAGTGGTACCCTAGTTATTAATATGCCACGAAAAATAACAGGAAGAATTGGGATGCCAAAGATGGAGCTAAAATGCCCCTCTTGTGGAATTATACGCCTCGTTCAATATAGAGAACCTTCTAGGCGAGATACTAAATGCCGTCATTGTTCTCAATTTAAAGGGGGGCGAAAACCTCAAGAAACAAAAGGTTGGACTCAAGAATCTTGGCTTGCATATACTAAGCTAAATGGCGTTCCAAACGCTAAAAAATTTGATGGTACCGCGACTAAAGAAAATCACCCAAATTGGAAAGGTGGAATTACTAAGCCTAATAAATTAGCTAGAACATCAAAAGAAGCAATAGAATGGCGAAATGCTGTATTTGCAAGAGATAGATATACGTGCGTTATTTGTAATACTGTTGGAGGTCAATTGAACGCGCATCACGTAAAGTCTTTTGCTAAATACCCCGAAGATAGACTTGATATAGATAATGGGCAAACGCTTTGTAAGCCTTGTCATCAATCTGTTCACGCTACAAAACTACAAAGCGATATTTTTTTAATGGCTAAGGTATGAAAAGTCCAATACTAGGGTCTAGCTATGTAGCACGAAGCATTAATGCGGCGGATAACCGCATGATCAACCTTTACCCAGAGCAAACACCTGAAGCGGGTAAAGAGATTGGCTTTCTTAACAGAACGCCTGGGCTTAACTTTTTACAAACAGTTGGTACAGGCCCGATACGTGCATTATGGTCACATCAAACGAATGGCGCTGACTTCTATGTAGTATCAGGCAACGAATTTTATCAGCTTGATAGCTTAACGGGTACACCCGTATTGCTAGGGGCTGTAACAGGCACAGGGCCAGTATCTATTGCAGATAATGGTACGCAGATATTCTTAGCGTGTAATCCTGATGGTTTTATCTATAATGAAGTAACCAACGCCTTTGCGCAAATTACTGACGCAGACTTTCCAGGCGCAAAAACAGTAGGCTATATTGATGGGTACTTCGTATTCAATCAGCCTGACAGCCAACTCATTTGGACTTCTGAAATTTTAGATGGTACACAGATAGATCCTCTCTCTTTTGCTAGTGCTGAAGGCTCACCCGATGGCGTGGTAGGGCTTATTGTTGACCACCGTGAAGTATGGATATTTGGTACGGATTCTGTTGAAGTTTGGTATGACGCAGGGCTAACAGGCTTTCCATTAACCCGTATTCAAGGCGCGTTCAATGAGATTGGTTGCGTATCTGCATATTCTATCGCTAAAATGGATAACGGGCTATTTTGGTTAGGTACAGACGCTCGCGGACAAGGTATCGTCTATCGTGCTAATGGCTACACAGGGCAACGCATCTCAACCCACGCTATTGAGTACGCAATCGCTCAATACGGCAATATCTTTGATGCGGTGGCATACACCTATCAACAAGAAGGTCACTCGTTCTACGTGCTTACATTCCCCTCTGCAAACGCCACTTGGGTGTATGATGTAGCGACAGGCGCATGGCACGAACGCGCAGGATGGGAGAACGGACAATTTACACGTCACCGTTCAAACTGCCAATGCAACTTCTTAGGTAATACGGTTGTAGGTGATTTTGAGAACGGCAACATCTACACACTAGATTTAGACGTGTATGCTGACAATAGCCAAGAACAAAAATGGTTACGCTCATGGCGTGCGCTACCTACAGGACAGAACAACCTTAACCGTACAGCACAACACAGTCTGCAATTA